GCGCATCATGCCCGTCTCGATGGGGGCAGGCTTGCATTCAAGTTCGGCCCACTTGCGCTTGGCTTCGTTTAGGTCGGTGCCCAGCGGGATTTCAACTCGCTTGCCGTTGTCGTCGCGCCCGTTGTAGTAAAAGCCTTCCCACACCTTGCCACTGGCAAGGCGCTTGGTTCGGCGCAACATGCGCGGCGGCAAGTCACGGGCTGATGATTTCGGGCGCATGGTCATAGCTTACTCCGTCACCGAATGCCTGAAAAGTCGGGCACCCAGCCGCCCGTTGTGGCGAGGGCTGCCGGGGTGATGCCGGCCATGCGCAGGCGTGCATAGAGCCTTCCGACGATTGGCTCCCCTGCCCTGTTTTTGTGGAACGTCCAGCCGTTTGTTGTCAGCCATTCGGCCTGGTCTGACTTGCGCGAACAGCCGGTGATCTGGGCTATTTCTTCCGGCGTCAGCGTTTCGCTGGCAATCGGCATCTCGAATATGGCGGTCATGGTGTCGGCCTCAGAATGGGATTTTGTCCCACTTCCACTCGGGGCAGCCTTGCGCCTTGACCTCTGGCGGCGGCTCGATGCCACCGGCACGTTTGCAGCCGCGCCCGTCGAAGGCATCGCATGACCCGCAGCCGGTGTAGATGGATTCGAGAAAACTGATTTCCTGCTTGAGCACCTTGATGCGGTGTGCAATTTCTTTTTTCGTGGTGTAGAGGCAGTCGCTCATGCCGTGCTCCCGTCGATCTGATTGAGTCTGGCGAACTGGCCATGCAGCCGGGTTGCCGCTTCGTTGTAGGCGCGTGCCGCTGCTATCTCGCTGTCGAACAGGCCAAGGTGTATTTTCTTGCCCAGCTTGGAGATTTGCGCACGCCATAATCCGCAATCGGTTCTGAAATGCACGCCCAAGTGGCGAGATGTCGAACCCTTGGCGCTGGCCCTGTTTGTGGAGTTTTCGCAGGCGGTGGCTAGGCGCAGGTTTTCGATTCGATTGTCGCCACGATTTCCGTTGATGTGATCCAAATAACCTTCTGGATATTTGCCGTGGTGCATTGCCCAGACAATGTGATGCGTCTGGATCAAGCATTCGTCAATGCGGATGTAGCCATATCCGTCATGGTGCTGGCACCCCGCCTCATTTCCGACAACTGCGCGAACGGCCTTGTGACTTGGGCGCTTGATCCAGTACACACGGCCAGCGTCGTAGCGCAGCACTTGGCGCAGGCGTTCGATGGTGGGGCGCGGCTTCATCAGAACACCTCGTCCGCAACAGCAGCGCAGAGCACGGCAGGCGGATTTCCTTTGTCCAGAACCCGGCCAATCACCCTCCAGTATTTGCCGTCAAGTTTCACTGTGATTTCGCGTGACTGATTCCAGACTCGATGCCCGCTGCTGATGGTGTTCAGTGCGTCATCTACGGTGTCAGGGCAGATGGTTCCATGCTCCCAGAACCATTTGACTGCGTGCTTCTTCACATACGAACGGTCATCTTCGAGTGGCACGTATTCATCGAATGACGACGGCCCGCACCAGTACGTCACGCGCATGGATGGCGGACGCCCAATCTTCACGTGTTTGCGATACTCGACACGATCCACGGTGTAGGTGCGCGGCTTTTCCAGCGCGGCCACCACCACGGCATCAGCGGCTTCGGTGCCGTGCTTGGCTGTCTCGTTCTCCGGGAACAGGTTGCCGCACTCGGGGCACTCGCGCACACCGGCATGCACCAGCGCCTGACAGTTAGGGCACTCCTTGACCGGGGCCACGCTGACGCCTTCGCCTTTCTCAGACTTGCGCTTGACCTTGATCTGGTCGATGGGGCCGTGGCGCTCGACGTTCCCGGCGAAGTCCAGAATCAGGGTGTTCTCCTTGCAGGCATGCTTGCGCAGGCCGCGTCCCATGATCTGCACATACAGGCCGGTGGATTTCGTCGGGCGCAGCATCACGATGCAGTCGATGTGCGGGGCATCGAACCCGGTCGTCAGCAGCATGGCGTTGAACAGGATGCGCGTGCGCCCTTCCTTGAAGGCGTTGATCTTGGCGTCACGCTCAGTCGGGGTCATGTCGCCGGTCACGTAGTCCGCCGTCCATCCACGGGCACGGCAGGCATCGGCACAATGGGCGGCGTGCTCCACGCCAGCGCAGAAGCCAAGGATGTGGTTGCGGTCGTGGGCGTAGCGGCCCACTTCATCCAGTGCGCCTTGAATCAAGTAGTCCTTGTCCATGGCCTGCTGCAATTCATTGGCCACGAACTCCCCGCCACGGGTATGCACGTCGGACAGATCGGCCTTGGTGGCGCCGTTGCGGGCCACCAGTGGGCACAGCCAGCCGTCTTTGATTAGATCGCCAACACCGGCCTCGTAGGCGATGTCGGTGAATACCCGGTGCTCGCCTTCGGTCAAGATGCCGGAATCCATGCGGTACGGCGTGGCCGTCAGTCCGATTACCTTGAGGAACGGGTTGTGCTGTCGCAGGCCGTTGAGAAAGCGCCCGTACATGGTGTCGCTGTTCTTCGACAGCAAGTGGGCCTCATCGATGATGACCAGATCGGTGCCGCCGAACTTGGCGGGCATCTTGTGGATGGACTGGATGCCGGCCACGGTGATCTGGTGCTTGATCTTCTTGCCCAGCCCAGCCGACCAGATGCCGATGGGCGCTTCTGGCCAGTAGCGGATGATGGCCTGGGCGTCCTGGGCGATCAGTTCCTTGACGTGCGTGAGCACGACAATGCGCGTCGTCGGGTAGGCGTCGATGGCGCCCTTGATGAACGCGGCCAGTGTCAGTGACTTGCCGGCGCCCGTGGGCAGAACGATCAGCGGGTTTCCGTCTCGTGTGCGGAAGTAGTCATACAGGGCGTCGATGCTGGCCTGTTGGTATGGGCGAAGGTCGATCATGCTGCCTCCTTCACGCCGACTAGGATGCTGGGCGGCATGGGCAGTTCAATACCGATCGGGCGCCACAGGTGCAGGCAGTTGGGATGGTTGTTGACGTACTCGCTGCGCGGCGGGTGATACTGAATCACGCAGTCGCTCTCGTCCCAGAACATCGCCTTGATCTGGCACATCTCGTCCCATGTTGGACAACGATCCTTGCGGCTCACGCTGACATGCTCCCAGCCGATGCCATCGGCGGCGATGACGAACACGGTCTGGCCGCGCTTCAACTTGACCTCGAACGCGCCGTTGTTGCCGAAGTCGTCCGTGCTGGCGATGCGCCCGGTGCGCACCCTGAATTTGTTTGGTACGTGGAATGTCATTCCTCGCGCTCCTTGCAATAGCTCTTTGGGCGCTTGTTCCCGATGTGCCCGCCCGTGCAGGTCTGGCAGCGATAGACCACGACACGCGATTCCTCGCGGCGGCGTTGCTGCTTGGCTACGCTGTGCGCCAGTACGGCGCTGTCGTAGCGGTGTTTGCCAAAGCACTGGGCCGCCACAGTCTCTGCGCTGGGTTTGCGTTTCTTGGCCATGATCGAGAAAAGCTGTGTTTTTCATTAACCGGCGATTGATGCGCCGAACTCGGTACGGAATTTCTCAATCTCCGGGTCGCAAATAGCCCGGTGATCCTTGGCCGCGCTGATTTCCTTGCTGGCGTAGATGTACTGCTGCAAGGGAAGATCGGCAGGCAGGGCCGTCGCCTCGTCGGTGACGATGAACTGCTTGGCCGGGTTGTCCTTGCGCTGGAACATGATCCAGCCGTCGCCCGCATCAATGGCGGTGGCGTAGGTAATCAAAAACGGCAGGGGAAGATGACTGGTGCAGCCGGTGCGCTGGGCATGAACGGGGATTTCCGGGCCGTGCTTTGCGCATGACCAGCGGCCATCGCCTTCGCGCTCTGGCGTGGAATGCACGCACGTCCTGCACGACAGGGCCGGCGTCCGGTTGCCGTGGCACACGTCATTGTGCGAGCACCAGTTGCAGATGTAGAACTTTGGGTCGTCGCTGATCTTGGGCGGCGGCTCGGCGGCGAAGATGATGCTCTCGGCCTTGGCCTGGATCTTCTCGAATTCAACCTGATCGAACTCGATGCGCTCCGAGTACAGTTCGTCGGTGTCCTTGTTCACGGCAAGATACAGGGCGCGATCCATGCCAGACTTGCCCATGTACCACATCATCTGTGCGTAGTGCTCGGGCTTGGCCTTCTTCACGCCATCCTTCTTGAGTGTGGCGAATGACTTGGCCGAATGGGTCTTGAATTCCAGCACGTGCCACTTCTGTCCGCCTGTCGGGATGCCAACGGCGCAGCCATCCATGTGCCCGCGCATGTGCCCGCCGAAGTGGGCAAAGCCGAATTGCTTGCCGGTGGCGGGGTCAACGTCATGCACCGTGGCGCCGATGGCGCGAAGGTCTGCGACGAAACGTGGCTCGGCCAGGTGCCCGGTCTGGAACAGGCGCAGCATGCGCCCGTCGAACTTCTCCGTGCTGGCCCAGCGGAAGGCGTACCACAGCGCCCGCTTGCATTCTTTGCCGATGATCGAGGCGCCAAGATAGGTGCGGGCCTTTTCGGTTTCTCCGCGCTTCTCGTACTGCTCGTAGATCGCTGCGACCACCGGATCGGTGAAGTCGGAAATGTCAGGCATTGGGCGTCTCCGGTGTGTAGATGTGCTTGAGGTAGTCAGCCTGTGAGCATCCTTGGTGACGGGCGATGTACAGGTCTTTCGCCTCGCTCTTGATCGCAGCAAACAGGTTGTCCAGCAGTTCGGCCTGGGCGTCCATGGTATTGACCATGGAGCTTGCGGCAGCGATACCCAGCGACAGGCTGCGCACCAGCGCAGTCATGTTGTCGGGCGTTTTGTTGGCCTCGGCATGCTTGAGCATGTCGATGACGGTAATTCCATAATCCATCGTTCAGTCCCTCGTTGTTTGTGGTGCCGGTGCTCTCCCGGCTGTCACGCTGTTGCCCGCGTTTGGCTGGCGGGTTACAGGCCGGCGTTGCCGTACAGCAACATGAAGCCGGTGGCCTCGTGGATCTTCTCGATCTCGTCGGTGACTGCCTGCTTGAACACGCGATCAGGCCGGATCAACTCGAAGACCGGGCAGCCAGTGGCCACCAGAGAAACGAGGTCGTCTTGACCGGCCACTTCAACAGTGAACTTGTTGCGGGCGGCATGGCGCACGGCTTGCGGCTGGTTGCTGGCGCGAACCAGGCGCTTCTTGCCGGATTCGGTGTCAGTCACCAGATAGATGCGGGTCTGGGTGCTCATGCTGTGCCCTCCGCTGCTTCCGGGGGCAAAGCACGAACGCGCTCGGCTTCGGCTTCGCGTGCGGCTGCATCGTTATGGGCCTGCTCGGCGTCCTGCAAGGCTTGCAGGGCCACGCTGCGCATGGCGGTGTAAAGCTGCTCCACGCGCTCATGTGGCAGCTTGCCCAGTCCTTCCAGCAGCAGATTGACCTGCTGGAAATTCAGGGTGTAGTTGATCGGCACAGAGGCCGGGTTGAATGGTTGTTGCACGTCAATCTCCTATGGAAGTTGGCGGCCTACTCGCTGCACCGGATGGCCAGCACCGGGAACCCCCAGTGCGCCGGCATTCGCTTTCGGCCTTGTTGGGTGGTTAGCGTGCCCAGGGGGGCGTGCCAGCAGCG